GACCTCACCATCAGTTGGTTTGTCGTTTTGGAAAAAAATCTGTACCTCTGGGGCGGTAGGAGCAGGTGGTTCTGATTGGTCAACAGGACCGCCAATTTGTTCAATCTCTATTTTGAGTTTTTCTATTTTTTCTTCTATTTTTTCTACCTGAGATTCATCAGGCAATGGGTCACCACCAAAAGCAAAGAAATCTGCGATTGCTTTATTTTGGTCATCTTTTTTACTTATAAAATTTCTCAGTTGTTCTGGATAGTCAACAAGTAAACTGAAACTAAGAACAGCAGTTCTCTCGGAATTCATATAATTATACATTGGTTCGTTTCTACCAACCATGACAGTTGACTCGTATTTTGCAATTGCAACTTCATTAATTTGTAGATTATATGGTGGAAACCACATCATACGCCCAGCAAACGGTCCGACCTCACTCAATGGAATCGGAGTGCCGTATTCATCATCAATAACACCAAACTTATCTCTTTTAATTGTACCAACAGCAAGATTTTCAAGACTAAACATGAGATTCTTATTATTTGGTATACCATTATCTAATGCAGGGTATGTTGGGTGAATTCTTGGTAACACACTTTTATTTATAACAGAATTCGGACTTCCATTATAAACAATATTACCTTTAAACCTAATTGATTTCGCAAAGCCTTGTGTTCTATCTAATATAGTCGTGTCTGAACCATATTGGTCTAAAATCGTGTGTTGTCTAACTCCAGTCTTATCGAAATTTCTACTTGCTCTCGAATAAGTGGTATCATTTCCTTTCCATAAAGGCGAACCATTATACCCAACGTAATTAAGACCGTTTTTAAACGCTTTTCGTGTTATGTCAACAAAATTACCTTCACTGGCATTTAACAGGTTTCTCGTGTATTCCAATAAACCAACTCTGGCAGCAGTTGTAGCACCAATGAGAATTCCACTATCTGGAGTAAGACGAACTGCATCATCATCACCACGCAAATCTTTAATATATGATTCAGCATCTGCTGCTACTCCATCTCTACCCCAAACCAATTTTTCACCACTAAAGTCTTCGCTGAAATTAGATTTTATCCCAACCCAATTATCAATTTCCTGTTTTGGTTTTGGTTTTACAACCTTACCAAAATAATCATCAACATATTGATAATATGGTGCGTATTCCTGAACAGTGTCATAAGTAAAATTATAACTCAATAACATAGCAGTATTAGCATCCTGACCTGCGGTTACGGCATTAAATAATGGTCTACTAAAATATGGTTTTGATTTATTATCATTAAAATTGAAAAATACTCTTGGTATTGAAGTATTATTACTCGACTCCAATGTTGCGAGAGGATTATTTAATAGTTTACCAGTTTCATTACTTTTCTCACGAATAAGTGCTGTTTCATTAGGTCTTTTCGTGGTATTAATTGGTTTATATAAATTGAGATTGATATTAATAAAGAAATTTTCTAATTGTGCAGTACCAGTATTTCGGATATAATCACTATTTGTCGGGTTTTTTGAAAACGGATTTGCGTCTCCAAACACATCATAAGTATCAATACCCAGAAAATTACTTGCAACACTACCGACCTTATCTAAGAAAGTTTTATCTTCTTTATTTTTAACGGTAATATTATTGTTTTTATTAAACTTAAATATTTTATCAGGATTCCCTTTAAGTGCCTGACTTAAATTTATAGTAGGAACATATTTCACAGCTAAATTCATTGCCGAATTATAAGCCATATGCTTACCAAGCATTATTAAACCGATTTTTGCCAATGCCGAACCATCGTCACGAAACGCATCATAAGTATTTCCCAATAAATTCGTATTGACTTGCATGCGATTATATTGTGGTATAACAGTTAATACTGTTGAAATACTACTGGCAACATTACCCTTATTATTAAGTGAAAATTTATTAGTGTTTTTATACTCATTATCAAGACTATATAAACTACGTGCAAAGATTTTATCCCGATATTCTGCAATAGGAATATAACCACCATTATAATAAATATTACCAGTTAATAGTCTTGAAGTTTCGTCAGCCATTTAAAACTTTTTTTATAAATACTTGCAGAATAATTTTATAATGTCTATTTTTACCTTCCCGAAAACTGTTTCAACATCGCTGGCGTAATTCCATCTTCTTTTGTTAAAACAACTTGGGTTATGAAGAAAATTATTATGAATGGTGATTATTTATTTATAATTTTAGATTTTTTATTTAATTATGATAATAATTAAACATAATTATCCCATAATGTCGAGGTTTTATCGGATTCGAAGAAGTCGATACCAAATCTTGTAATCTTTGTTTCTTGATTCGCAGAAGCGAGGAATGTTTTGAATACTTGGAAAAACTTTTCAAAGTTACAAAAAATTAATTTAAGATGCAAGACATTTTCAAAAATCACAGAAAATTTTTTTAACTTCCTTTAGCATGTTTTACATTTTCGTGTTTCTGAACAGCAATATTAACATCATATGCTTTATTCATAAATCGTTGTCCATCAAGATTTAATGTAATATCATTTGTCATACTAACTCTGCCGTTGTTTGCGAATTCTACTTGGAGTGGTTTTTTTAATAAATTAGATAATTCAGCAAAGTATCCACCACCTTTAACATTGGCACTTCCGATTGATTTAACAGCATTCTCCACTGCAATGAAATCATCTTTTGAACCAGATAGCACGGCTTGAATACTTTTAAATGCAGTTCCGATTTTTTCAATACCTTCACTATGTTTTGCCATTCTTCTCAAACCATTATTAAATGCCATTAATCCAACAAAACCACCAGCAGCCATAGCAATTGTAATTGCACCAATACCAGCAGCAACACCAAATAATTCTTTACCAGCACCACCACCGCTTTCATTCATTTTAGCTAACCCTTCACCCATTTTACCAATTCCTGTTGTGGCTAAATAAATTCCAGCACCAACTAAAGCAATTGCTCCACCTAATACAATTAAACCTAATGCACTGGCTTCTGCTGCTTTTCCTGCAAGAGTAATACCAATAGCAGCAATAGGAAATGTTATAGCAAGTGTCATTCCAATTCTTTCCAGAGATTTCGCTTGTTCAGGTGTCAGTTTTGCCATTGAATCCGCTAATTGACTCAAACCTTTTGCTGCAAGCATGATACCTGCACCTGCACCAGCCATTGCTGCACCAGCACCAACACCAGTGCCCATTCTTTTCATACCAGCACCTTTTGCAGCAGCACCCATTCCAACACCTTTACGTTGTTCAAAAAGTCCTGATTTACTACCTTTTGAACTAACTGCATCACTTAAACTGGTTGTGGCTTTACCACCTATTCTACTCATAACAGCACCACCACCTTTACTAAGAGCACCACTTATTGCGCCAGAAGCAGTTTTAAATATCAAAGCAGGGACCATCAACATTCCAGCAGCTTTTACCATCCCCCACGTACCTTGTTCAGCAAACTTAAGGAATCTTTCAGCAATTTTTGCGAGTTTAGGAATTAAGATAGTATTAACTTTATCTAATAACGGAAGTAATGTTGTTTTCAGAATATTAATTGTTGCTTGAAACTTTTCATCAAAGGTCAGTGCTTCTTCGGCACGGTCTTTTAATAATTTCTGTTCAATTTTAAATGAATCGGCTTGGTCTGAGGTTAATTTACCAATTTCAATCATTGTTCCAGCAAGGTCAACTTGGAATTTACCACTTTGTTTATCCCATAATGCAGCACCTTCAATAATTTCTTTTTGTTCAGCACTTAGTCCCATACCAGCCATTTGTTGACGCATTCTCTGGACTTCAGCCTGTCTTTGAGCAATTATTACCATTGAACCCGCTTCCATACCCATCGATTTTTCAACAGCAGCAATTCTATCACGGTCAGCAGGACTTATGAATTTTTCAAAAGTACCATCACTCATTTTTTTAAAAGTAACAAGACCTTTGGTCATGTCAGCAAGTTTTTCCTGCATTTTTGCAGGGTCATTACGACTAAGATATAACAATTCAAAAGGGTCGGTTTTTGCAAATTCACCACCCATGATTTGCAATTGTGCTGCTAAGTCGATTGCACCTTCAAGACTACGTGCTACGTCAGCAGCATTAAGTGCGTCTCCGATGTCAATTTTAAACTTTTCAGCATACATTGCCATTTGTGCAAAACCCTTGACACCCTGTTGAAATGTATATTTATTTAATCTTTTAAAATTATCATTAACGTTTTTCAGAACCTTCGTGGTGTTAACACCCATTCTTTCTGAGGTATCCACAACACCCTGAACATAATCTACCATCCCCTTTGCATCAAATCCCATTAATTCGAATTGTGCACCAAGTCTGGTTGCTTGTTCAATACCAAGTCCAGTACCTCTACCAATTTCAGTAATATCAGTAACCATATCAGCAGTCAAAGCACGTGCACGACCAGTTTCATCGGCATATCCTTGCATTATTGCACCAATATCAGCAACACTACCACCAATACTTGAAATATAACCCGCAGACCCCTTAAAAGCATCACGCATGGCTTCAGCCTTCCCACCACTCATTCCGAGGTTAAGATTAACTGATTTTATGATTTTATCTTGTTCCTGAAGATATTTCCAACCACTTTTTAGTTGAGCACCGAGTTGTCGTGCTAAATCAACACCAATTTTTCTGGTTTTAATTTGTTGATTAAGTTGTTTATTAACATCCTCTTCCTTCCTAATAATTTCATTTAACTCAGTCTGTAATTGTTCTTGTTGCGCAAGATTATCAGTACCATTTTTAAGACGGTCTTTCTCCAAGTCATTAATAACCTTTTGATAATTAGCGATTTTTTCGTGTGCTATTCGTCTTTGCTCATCAATATTTAAACCACTTTTGTCGTCACCTGCTGCCATTTTAAATTTCGGTATTTACTATAAATACAAAAGACCGAGAAATATACTATCTCGGTCTGAAGTTATTTTTGTTTCGTGCTTTATCCTGCATCTTCTCAATTTCTTCATGTTCTTTTTCTAACAGGAATAAGAAGTGTCTTCTACGATATATGGGCAGTTTCTCTATATAATCTGCTTGGAACTTAGCGTGTTTGGTCAATATATATATCTCTTCATCGACCATTTTTTTATACTCACCCGCTAAGTGCTGGGGAAAAAAAAATCGATGCCCACAGATAATTGTGCGTTGAACTTATATCCGTCTTTGGTCTGAAATTCGTAATCCATATCAACATCAGGACTAACATCAATAATTTTTCTACGAATAGTTAATGCATCAAGTGCTGGCATTGCATCTATAAATTTACCAATATATGTTCTATCGGTCTTTTCGTCAATACTAACAACATGTGCTTTCAATTTATTTGTACTATATTCACTAAATTCTTGACCATATGCTTCTTGCACGGCTTCGGCATTCTTAAATAACATAGTTTCTTCACCAGAAGTAAGTAATTTAAATTTAACGGTTTTCTTACGCATTGGTAATTTGACGGTGAAATTTCCTTGTTCATCAGGTTTTTCTTTGACTTTTTTATACCTGAGTTTCAGAAGGTTAACGCTTGTTTTAAATAATACATTTGTCCTTGGGTCAGGTACTTGTACACTATATTCTGCACCATAACTTGAACTACGTAGAAACAATATAATTGCATTACGGTCACCAGCGAGTAAGTCGTCAGGAAGAATACCTTTAGTTTTTATTTTTCTTTTCAACAGAATATCCAATACAGTACCGTTTTCAATTAAAGAAGGTGTGGTAAGTAGGTCTTCGTCTTTTGATGTCATGTATTCAACATTAACTTCTGAAATCTTGTTTTTATAAAACAAGCCTTTTGACGGCAATTTAACAATTTCATAACTGGTCATTAAATCTGGGTCAGTTTCTTGAGACATCGCTTTTTCATATTCTTCGGGATTAAAAGTCGATGCTGCTGGTGGTATTGAAGTAGGAACGGCTTCAAGTGGTGCTGAAGTTACTGATTCGGGTGATGGAAGTGTTCCATCATTACGCATTTCCTTATATTTTTTCAACACATCACCAATTGGTTCTCTTTGTGGAACTTGTTTTTGATTTTCGTTTTCCATAATTATTATAAATTTTTATAGTTTATTATCATTTTTTGATAAATACTCGGAAAAAAATTTTCGTTAGAATTCAAGATTTTTAATTAAGATTCGTATTAGTAAATATAGGTGGTTGTAGATTTAGGTAAGAGAGTTCGTTAGAGGTACTTTTAATCCTTTCTGACAGGGTTTCTAACATTGGAGTAGTGTGGATGTCAGAAGAAGAGATAAACATCAGAAATCCGCTTATATGGATAATCGAAGACAATTAAATTGTTGGTTATGGAAAATAAAATATTAGTAATATATATCGGTGTACAGGGACTCAGAAGTGAAGATATTGAGGAATTTGTGCGAAAAGTTTCGCAACGAATATCTCCATCAACACTGGAAGGCGAGATAATCGTGATTCCAACACAATCACCAGATACAAGGATTGAATGTATTAATCCGAAATACATCACAGATGCTGAATTAATTCAAGAGCATACCGAGATGATGAAAAATTTAGAAAAACAACTTCAACATCAGTTGGAGCAATTAAAACAAGAAAATAATGAGTAAAATAACAATAGGTATAGATATTAATGAAGTTCTGAGAGCCAGATGGTTACAATTTGATAGATTTTATGCACAGGAATTCGGTGACGAGAAAAATGATATGACAGCTAAGTACGTATATGATTTTTTTAATGAATATGTCTGGAATGACACCGTAGAAAAAATTAAGGAAATGCGTGAACCTGAAGACACGCCAGATACAATCAATCCAATAGATTATCAAATAGATGATAAAGGTAATGCACCTGCTGACTTCATGCTATTTAAGCCTGAAGAAAAAATTAAAGTTAGTGCAAAAGAAGTTTATAATAGATTCATGTATGAAGATTATTTATTTGAAATTCATGGTGCTGCACCTAAAATGTATCCACAATTGGATTTAGATGTTAATAATTTCCTACAGAAATACGAAGATATTGCAGATTTCACCGTAATGTCTGTTGAAAACCGTTTCAGCATTCCCCCAACACTTTTTTTCCTAAGTAAGATATCATCAAGGTTCAGAAATTACAAATTTCTTAATAAACCAACTGATATGTGGAAAGAAGTTAATGTATTAATTACAACCGACCCAGAAATCCTACGACTTGGTGCGCCTTGGGGTAAGAAACTAATTAAATTAAAACGACCATATAATGAAAAAATTAAAGCAGGTTCAATGGAAGTCCTGCAAATCGCTGATTTAATCGAAAATCAGGATTTTCAAAAAATAATTAAATATAAAACTAAATAAAAATGAGCGAAGAATTACAGAAATCAGCAGAACAGGCTGAATTAGAAAAAATCGAGAAGATTAAACTCAGTCTCGATAAACTGATAAATAAGAAATCAAAATTCTTATTTGTAGTGCCAGAATCACAGAGTCCCGTTGCAAGTGTTTATGAGATATACTTTCATGCAACAGTTGTAAAAAATCTGGGGTATGAAGTAATCATTATGATTGAAAAAGGCGATTATGTTCCACCAACTTGGATTGAGAAGGAACTTACTGACCACAAACACATGTCGATGGCAGACCCAAAACTCACGGTAGGACCTGAAGACGTAATGGTTATCCCAGAAGTATATTCAAACGTAATGGAACAGACAAAAAACCTTCCTTGTTTGAGGGTTGGACTATTACAATCGGTTGATTATATGGTAAGTGCATTAATCCCGGGGACTGATTGGTCATCGTTCGGCATTCAAGATGTTATCACCACTTCTCAAAGTCTTAAGGAATGGTTAGAGAATTTTTATGGTGTGGATAAATACGATATCAAAACATATAATATCGGTATTCCTGAATATTTTGAGAGAACCGATGTTCCACAAAAACCAGTGGTTTCGGTAATCGGTAGGAACGCAAACGAAATCAGTAAGTTCGTGAAGTTATTCTTCAGTAAATATCCACAATATAATTGGGTGACTTTTGACCCAATGGTAACTAAGAGTAAGCCACCGCAACCAATGCGTAGAGTTGATTTTGCCAAGAGATTGCAGGGCAACTTCGCAGCAATTTGGATTGACAGGATTGCGAGTTTTGGAACATTTCCTTTGGAATGTATGAAGTCTGGCACAATTCCAATCTGCTTAAAACCTGATATTATGCCAGAATATATGATTGAAAGAGACGAGAACGGTGTTGCTGTTAAAGCAGTTGAAGGCGCAGGTGTTTGGACTGAAAATTATTATGACCTTCCAGTATTGGTTGGTGAGGTACTTATTAAATTCTTGGATGACAACATTTCACCAGAATTATATACCATCATGGAAAGTATTGTAGCAAAATACAACCAAAAGGACAGTGAAACCAGATTAATTGAGATTTACGGTGAAATCACCGATAAGAGAATCAAGTTATTCGAGGCAGCACTTCAACCTGTTCAACCTGTTGTTGAGGAAAAATAATATTAATTATAAATAAAAAATAAAATGAATATATCAGTAATAATTCCAATACATGAATATAATGACGACCTATCATTATTGGTTACCAACGCAGTTAAATCTGTCGTTAAACAAGAGAATGTGGAAGGACTCCCACAAATATTATTTGTGTATCCAGCAGAACTGGATGCCAATATTATCGGATTAAGAGATAGCACGATTCGTGAATTCAGCAGTAGCGGTGTCACAACTAACAACTTTGTTTTAATTAAAAACGATGGTGCAACTGATTATCAGTCACAAGTCAATCTTGCTGTAAAATCAGTAACTACCGATTATTTCTCGGTACTTGAATTCGATGACGAATACGGCAGCACTTATTTTAGAAATGTTGAGAAGTATATTAAAAGTTATCCAGAAATTGATGTGTTTTTAACCATGATGATTGAGGTGAATGAGAAAAATGAAGGCATTAAGATGACAAACGAAACCGTTTGGGCACAACAGTTTGTTGGTGAGAACGGTGAGATGGGTTATCTGAACGCAAATGCGCTGAAACAATACACGGACTTCAAATTGAGTGGGGCGGTTATCAAGAAAACTGAGTTTGAAAATCTTGGTGGTTATAAATCGAATATTAAATTAACCTTTATGTACGAGTTTCTACTGAGAGCACTGAATAATGCAGCAAAGGTCTTCAGTATTCCGAAAATCGGGTACAAACACCTTGCAACACGTGAAGGTAGTTTATTTGACGATTACCTGAAAACAATGCCTATTGATGAAAGAAAATTTTGGTTCGAAACAGCGACAAAAGAATCGAATTTCATGAACGACAGACCAATTGATTTATCACGACTTCAAAAAGTAGTTGTAAAATAACTTTATTCCTGACATTATAATTAATGAATAAAGTAGAAAATACTACGCATTATTTTGCAGAGAAAGAAGAACAAGCGGTTATAGATTATATTAATTCTGATTCGCTGGAAGAAAAAAATAAAATCTATAACGACATATTGATTGAACCGTTTCGAAAGATGATTCAATCAATTCTGAGACGATACCCAATCCATATCGGAAATTATGATATGGAAGAGGTTGAATCTAATGCACTTACACATTTAATTGAACATATGGTCAAGTTCAATCCCCAAAAAATTACTAAATCTGGGGCAAAAACAAAGGCATTTAGTTATTGTCAGACAATAATTAGAAATTATTATAAAGACCATAGTAAAAAAAGTTATACTGAGAAAAAAATTAACTTGAGTTTTGATGATTACATCGATGAAATTAATCAAAATATCGAATACACCTATGAAATGGAGATGGAAAGTCAACACCAACTCGAAAAATTAATTAATGGTGTTATTACTAAAATTGAAGACCGAATTGATAATGATGTGACAATCAAAAAGAATGAAATACTTGTTGGTGATGCAATTGTTAACGTGTTGAAGAATTGGCAGGTTTTGTTTATGGAAGATAGTCCTGATGGTCGATATGAAAAACGTGTAACAAATAAATTTGCGAAGAATAAAATTCTTTTGTACCTGAAAGAACAAACTGGACTCAGCACCAAAGAAATTAGAATCGGCATTAAACCATTTAAGGAAATTTATTTTATTGAAAAAATAGATTATATGGATGATTAAAGTATATCAAACCGTTGTAGATAAAGAACATGGTAATTGTATGCAAGCAGCAATAGCCAGTTTATTTGATAAAAAAGTTGAAGAAGTTCCTAATTTCATTGAACACGATGGATATTTTAAACCATTATATGAATTCATAAATAAAGTTGGATATGATTATCAGGGGTGTATATATAATAAAAACTACACCTCATTATGGCACACAAAAAAAGATTGTTTTGAAAAACCAAAATGGCATAGACATTCTATCATGACACCAAAAAGATTATATAAGGAAGAGGGTGTTAATGGATTATTTTATGCTGGTGTTTTATCTCCCACATATTTTAGTTGGGGAGAAAGAAGAGATGTAACTCACGCAGTTTTGATTGATAAAGATTATAACATTCTGTTCGACCCAAATCAGGGATATGAAACTCTATATCAATATCCTTTAGCTAATCTTTTAAAATATAATGGAATTATTGATGTATTAATTATAAATCCCAAATAATAGTATTTATATGTACTAAAACTATAATTATGTGCCCACGCCCAAAAAGAAAACAATTAAAATTCGATGAAGATAGTGTGAATAAACTTCTTCAGGAAATATATGATGAAAGTCACAATATTAAAGCAAAAATCACCAGACTATTCACTAAATGGGAGACCAAGGTAAAGGAAAGTGGTGAGGTTGCTGCAATTGGTGACCAAATTGTAAAACTTATTGCTGCCGAAGCCAAGAACCAAGACCAGAAAATCGTGCTGCTTCGTTATTTAAAGGAAGTGGTATTCGATGTTAAAGGTGGTGTTGGAACAGGTACTACTCCAATAAGTCATGGTAGTGATGAAAATGGTGTGGTTAGTACCGAAAGAAGAAATGAATTGCTGAATTTTGTTAATGAAGAACTCGAAAAAAAGGAAAAAAATAAAAAATAATAATGAGTTTAGCCGATAAAAAAAGAAGTGTTTTTACAACCATTGGTTCATATACTTCCTTAATGCAGGAAGGAAAACAACTAAGGCAGACCGATTTATTTCCATCAATTAATAATAAGGACGATATTGTTCCGTTTTTACTTGATGTATTGAAAACCGTTGCGGGTACTGAAGCAATTAAAGAGGCGATTGGTGGATTATTTACGAAATTAATTGATGAGGTCGAACCTAAGTTAAAAACCGTCTTAAAAAAACAATTTATCCAAAGTAATTCAAATCAATCACTACCAACCACTTTTATGAGTAACGGTATTACAGTTCCAGTAAAAACAATTGATGTCGGTGGTAAGTTGAAGGTCAACCCGAATTCCAGTGAAGGTAGTTTAATATATGGTGCACCAACAAATAGTTTTAACGGAACAGCATATGATGCGATTCTAAATGAAGGCGATTTTGAAGAATATAATAACTTGGCAATAAAATACATTCAAGGCAGCGATAGTTTTCAAATAAAACCTTCAACTTCTGGCACGCCAAGCGTTGGTGAATTTTTTACCGATTATATTAACGGTACTGAACTTATTAATAAAAAGGAAATTATGAGTGCTGTCATGGATAATTTTTATGGCACGCTTGCAAAACAACAAAACAAAACTGTTGAACAATTGGTTGAGGAACTACAAGTTGAAACGCAACTACAACAAGTTCTTGATAACGATGATTCTTTTGTAATTTCACCTGAAAAAAATGATGAATTACTTAGAAGGGCACGTGAATTGGCTCAAGGCATTGTTAGTTATGATTTGGGTTGTGGATTGATGCCAGCAGAACTGAATTTCGATGACTTCGATAATCTAATCACAACCATATCTGGTTCAACAGACCAGTTTTTTATTAGTAATCAACTCGGAGCAACAATTGATGAAAGCACCACTGGAACAGAAGAACTGACAACCGAAAATAAGGAAACAATAAAAGACGGGTTTTTCCAAAAATTAATTAAAATATTTACAGTTAAAATGTTGGAAGCCACAACATCATCACCACAAGTGCGAACATTACTTGGTATGATGAGTTCATTACAGAATAACGGCACGGTTTTAATTAATGATGCAACCGAGGACATGAAAAATTTTAAAACCTGTATTAAATGTATGGCAAAGGAAATAATGAAATTAGTTGCCGAATTCATATTTTTATTAGCTGTTGCATATCTAATAAAATTATTAAAACCCGTAATAAAAAGGATTATTAAAGAAAAAATAAATCAGTACTCTGAGATTATAATAAGTCTCACAGGAGCACTAAGTAAAGTTAAAGACGTAATAACATAAAATTATGATAGTAGACCAAAAATTAAACAGACAATTTGTCGGTGTTTATCTTATCGATGGTGATAAAGAAGGCACTCAACTTGCAATATCTTCAAAACCTAATTGGTTTAGAAGAGTATGTACAAGATTATTCCTTGGTTGGAAATGGATTAGTATTAAAGAATTAAAAGAACTAAAACCAGTAAAGGAAGATTAATATGGCAATTGATTTTAGTAGTATTGATGCAATTATTGGGGGATTTACAAAAGTATTAAGTCTCTCATCGGTTGGCGGTCCACCGCCCGTACCCACACCACTTGTTTTAGTTGGTGTGCCTCTTCGTGCAGGGTTGTCACCGACTAAAATTGCGTCAAAAATTATTGCGAGAAAATCAGAAGCGGGACTTCCTGTTGGAGCATTGCCTTCAGGTGCTATTAATCCTGATGAAATAATGGAGAGAATCCGAATCGAAGAAATTGTTAAGGCAATTCAACAGGACATGATTATTTCGGTGGCTGTTCCACCGGGGATAACACTAACGGCAGCAGGTATTTCGGCTGCGGGACCCGTTACGGTATTCGGTTCAACAATAATATATACAAAAGGTTATGGAGTGGCACAATAATGGAAGATTTAAGTAAATACACGAAAATCGAACTTCAAAAAATGGGGAACGATATTAAAGCACACCATGATAAGTTAAAAGAAGAACTTATTGCAGACACTTATGAGATGGAAGAAGTGGAAAAACGTATTAACGACAAGGCTCAATTATTGGAAGAACTGGAAAAAAATTACGTGGAAATTGTTGAAAAATTAGTGGAATAATGGCATTTGATAAACCAATTATACAAACAAGTAACCCCAATAAAAGGGAACAAACAAGTATTGTTAGAAACCGAACAATTTTTTATGGTGAAGTTATGAGCATTACTGACGAAACCGATGGTGGTAGAATCAGGGTTAGGATTCCCGAACTCGATAATAGAACTGCCAATAATGAATTGCCTTGGTGCTACCCATTATTACCGAAATTCTTTCACATTTATCCACAAGTAGGTGAAATGGTTAGAATTTTTCTTGAAGATAATAAGTTTCCTGAAAGAAGTAGATTTTGGATGGGAAGTATAATTTCTCAACCACAAAAAATTGGATTTGATTCGAAATTTACTGCGCTTTCAACAACAAATCTTGCACTAACAGACCCAGAAAAAGCAGTAAGTACGTATCCCGATGCAGATGATGTGTTTCCATTAAAAACCGATGTTGCGATTGTCGGAAAAGTAAATACTGATGTGATTCTTAGACTGAATGAGGTACATATTAGGGCAGGTAAACACGAAAATGGTGATATTTTAAAACTCAACACGAAGAACCCCGCAAGCATCGACATGATTTTCGAACCAATTCAGGGTAGTGATACCGATTATTATAGCAATACAATTATCCAAAGCGATAAAATTGCATTAATTAGTCATACTGGAAATCCCCAATTTAAAGCAGCAAGACTGACTCCAGAGGACAGAGTGAGGATATTTGAAGAAGGACACCCGACAGCACGAGCAGATGTCCTTATTGATGCCTTAGAGGTAATTAGAGTGGCATTAGTTAATCACATTCACGGATATTCTGGATTAGCAGCCGATAAAACTGCTGTCATTAAGAAACTCGAAGAATTGCAGTTTGAACAAATTTTACAAAAAAACGTTGTAACCAATTAAATTCTTCATATATTTGTTGCAATGAATATCGAGATTCCCAATAAATTCTTTACGTCATTCAATGATATCACATTTCATGATGAACCCCATAAATATTATTTTGATGGTAAGGAATTAATAAGTGTTACTACAATAATTCACAGATATCAAGAAGAATTCAACGAAGACTATTGGTCTAATTATAAAAGTGAGGAATACAGTCTCACCCAGAGAGAAGTTCTGCGTGCATGGGAGTTTATAAATAAAAAGGGAACAATTAAAGGTTCGGCAATTCACGACTATACTGAAAATCTGTTTCAAAACAAAGTATTTCCATACCCACAACAACTGATTTTCGATGAATTCGGCTTCGACCCCGTTTTAGAAGAATATAATATAACAAAAAAACACGTTGATAAGTTTTATTCTGATGTACATGGAAAACTAATACCAGTAAGAACAGAAATGATAGTCTATGACCCAGAATCTCTGATTGGTGGTATGCTCGACATATTATTCTATAACATTAAAACTGGTGAGTTTCAAATCTGGGACTGGAAAACCAATAAGAAGTTCGATAAGGAAATGAAATCCAGACATTTCCTCGACAAATTATATATGTTGGAAGACAGTGATTTAGAAATCTATTCCTTGCAATTGGCAATGTATAAACTGATTATAGAAAAAGTAACAGGGATTCAATTAGGGAAATCATATGTTGTGTGGTTTAGTCATAACAACGACAATTACGAAATCATTGAAACCAAAAACAGGGAATATTACGCAAAACTAATAATGACAGATAGAATTACTGAATTAGCAGCATAAAAAACCAATATTATGACAAACGACAAAGCAAATACAATAATTGGTGTTGTTAAGACATTAATGGAATTAAAAAAAGACGGAACATTAGTTGATTTGAAATTTAAATGGGATGAAGAAAATAATACCTTGGATATTTTTACTGTTCCAAAACAATCCATTCAATGCATTAAATGCAATTTCACCATAACACCAACAGGTGCAGTTTTTAACAAATAAAAAAGCCACCCGAATCGAGTGGCTTTGTAATTTCTGAGTATCTCTTATAAGTTAAGGATACATCTCCAAGGCTGGATTTCCAAAGTAATGTTTGTTAATTCATCATTTTCATAATCGTTATCGCCAAAATCAATACTTGTAATCATACATTGGTCTAAAGTCCATTTTTCGACTTCAACACCTGTTGGGTCTAATGATTTAAGTGTAATGTTTTTCTTATAACCTGCTGCGTAACCCATACGACCTGTAAGTGATTCTGCGTGTAAACGAACCCACTCCATAAGTTGTTGAGAAGTAGACGGACCTATCGGGTCAAGGAATGTCACTGACATTGTATCCCAAGTATATCTACCAGCAACATAGTTTTGTTCGTTCATATACATAATCGGAACACTATTGATTTTCATCGAAGGTCTTTTGAATTTCTGAACTTTCCAAACCTGAATTCCTAATGCATCATCGAATACGGCAAAGAATCGGTTAACTCTTTTTGGTTCGTAATCGAACGGCATCGTTCTTATCATTGTTTCTTCTGCTGCCATTTTATCTAATTGTTAATTGTTTCTGTTTATTTTTACGTTTAATAATAAATACTCGGTGATTTGAAAACTACACCGAATAAAAACAACAAATATTATTTAGGCATATGACCTGTTCTCTGAAACCATCTAAGTTCAGCACGACTTAGACTTTCCAATGTACGTGATGCAGGTGCTTCAACCACAGGTTCTTCAACTACAACTTCTTCAGCCACAGGTTCTTCAGGTAGTTCTTCAACTACAGGTTCTTCAACAACTTCTTCAACCACAGGTTCTTCAACAACCACTTCTTCAGGTAGTTCTTCAACTACAGGTTCTTCAACAACCACTTCTTCTTCTTCAGGTGCTGATTCTAATAACGTTTCGTCAACGATTTCGTTTTGTAATTCTTCTTGAGTTTCTTCAAGAACATTCTCTTTATTTTTTTTGCTCATAATTTTTAATTTAAAATTAATATTATTTTTCCATAAATACTTAGAAAAAGAAAACCCACCAAATAAGTGGGTTTTCCAATTCAAAAAAAAATCACATTATGCACCAACATCGGCAAATGATGCACCTGAAGGAGTAATTGTAAATGTAATGCCGATAAATTCAACAGCACGTGTTGGTTTTAAGAAGATTTCTCCATATAACTCATTTCTGTCACGAGTTTCTGGAGTGTTATTACTGTTATCCATTTTAATTCTGAAGTCAGTTAAACCTCTTTCTCTCTTGATACTATCAAGGATTGGGTTTGCTTTACTCAAGAACTGGTCAATGGTTGCTTGGTCGTTTTGCTCAAATACCAGTCTGATTGCGATGTTAGCAATAAGAACTTTGATTTGAAGCAGTAGTCTACGAACATTGATTCTGTCAAGAGCACTTTCTCTGACTTGAAGAGTCTTTTGTCCGAAAATTGCAGTTCCAGCGTCAGCAAAGTCAGCCATTGGGTTAACTCTACCAGCGTAAAGAATATCACGTGCTTCCAAAGAAAGTTTATATTGTGATTTTCTTGCATTGGTTACACCACGGTTAAGACCAGCAGGTGCAAACCAAGGGAATGAAACGTTATCAGTAAACGCCATTGCTTTCACAACTTCACCAGTTGCAGGAATATAAACATTAACGTTATTCTGAGTGTCACGTATCTGAATCCAAGGATAATAAGTACATGCGTAACTACTATCAATTTCAGTATCATCTAAATATCTAATAATTTGGGTAGCAGCATCAACATCAGCCTTACCACTATCACCAACTGTTGGTAGATTATCAATGCTTGCTTGTGGGGCATCGATAACATATAAAGTATCAGTTCTCTGTTGTTCAATCATATCGATTGTATTCTCAACCAATGTTGTTTGGAATGCCCAATTTATGCCCGGAGTTGCAAAAAGGTTAATTGTAACGTTCTCAGGATTTGCAAAAGTATCGATTGCCAATTCCCATGCTTGGAAGTCGTTGGTTGGAACAACGAGAGGTTGTCCCGGATGACCAGACTTTCTTCCACCTTGCACATAATCATTACCATATGAACGTACTCTTCTATTTACATCCCAACCATCAAAACCACCAGCAGGAACTACTGTAAATTTCCTTGTCTTTGGATTATAATAAGGACTTGTTTGAACATCAACATCAGCAGCAGTCTGGAATTTTCCAGCACCACCAATGAACTCAGTTGCACCTGTTATAATTGTTGCTCCAGAATCCATGTGGAATCCTTTGGTTTTTGTAAAACCACTTGAAGCCTGTCCACTATAAAAATTATCAAAATTGAAGAAATTCTGGTTGATGCCATCACCAGTATAAGCAAGTTCAGAAATACCTAAGTATGTCTTTGCGATTTTATCGGTATCAGCATAACTGGTTTTATAGAAAATTGCAGGTGCAATACCTTCACTTACCGTATCGTCAGTGACCGCCTCACTATAATTATTAAACATGAATCCTTCAAAACCTGCTGGGAATACATCAAGAGGAAGTTCTTCTGCGATTTCAACCATAACATAGTTACTTAAAAGACTGTATTCACCATCACTTGTACCGATACGCTGTCCAATGTAATTTAAAGCACCCTTAATCATAGTGTTTTTTGAAAATGTTTCCAATACAATTGGATTCGCATCTGTGTCATAGAAACTACGGATTACAACATCAAATTCTCCAGAATATGGGTCAATGTTTCCAATAGTAATTTTAATTTCTTGGTTCGCACTGTCGCCATCAGAAATAGTAATAAACTTAAAAAGTCTGTCAACACTATTACCTTTTAATTGAGATACAACCCAAGGAGTTTCTGGTGTTTGAAAACCGACTTCGTAATCAGTAAAATAATCGGTAGTACCTGTAACCATTAATGTGTTAATACCGTAAGCAATGCCATCAGCATCAAGTTTCTTAATGAGGTCAGGATAAATTGCCTGAACCCAAATCATTGTACTTTTGTCTTTTGGTTCGTAACCAATTACATTTGGTAGAAAATTACTGCTATTTGAATTTAATGATGCCTCATAGGTCGCAGAAGTTCCACTATATGCCGAACCAGTATCAGTGTTTGCAGCAGTTAATATAAATTTAGCATAAATATCACCAGTTGGACTCAGCACGCTATCAATTGTGTCATTAGTGGTTATATTAAGTTCATTTGTTAGGAAGTCGGTCACTGGAACAGAATCATAATCAGTATTTGAATCACCTCTACTTCTGATTACGGCAAGAACCATACCCTCATAATCACTTAATGATGCTCCTGAATATATTGTTGTATTACCACTAACAGTACCGCTTGAAGTTTGGGCACTATATGTTAATACTATGAAATTTTTAATTGTGTTAGTGAAAATGTTTGTCAGAGTATTCTTTTCCCACCCACTTTCATAAGTACCAGTAACACCAACTCCACCAGCAGCCACACCTAAGAAATTATTATCAGTAAAGCCTGATAATGGAAATGTACTTGATGAAGTTATACCTGTATAACCTGAAGATGTATTAACACCTGCTGTCATTGTTATGTTCCAAGCAGTTCCTGCTTGATATCCACTGAGTCCCAGAACTCTGGTTACCCAAAGTTGCTGTGCTTCTTCCAAGAAGGAGTTAGCAACATATGGTAATTGATATTTTAATGTTTTATCTGAGTCTTGAAATCTTTTAGTGCTTTGTGCACCAAATCTTTCTGAGAACTGAGTTTGGTCTTGGATGAAGATTGGTTCGAAAGCGGGACCCTTTAAGGTTTCGCCAGCCAATCCCAAAGTTGTTATACCTACATTACGTGTTACGTAAGTCAGGTCACGTTCTTTAAATTTTACACCCGGTGAGGTAAATACAAAATCTGCCATGTTATTTATTTATTTAAGTTTTTATTATTTTTTTCTAATTATAAGCGATGCTCATTCTTTTTCAATAAATACTTAAAAAATATCGAAAAGGTGTTTTGTCGCAATTATTATCGCCCAGCAATTCTTCTCTATAAACCTCGATTCTCTGGTTTTTCATTTTTTTTCTATCCGATTTTCTGAAATTCGGAAATTTTTGATTCGAATTCGGCTCGATTCGGTAAAAAATATTTTTTAAAAAAAATCAAAAAAGTTGGGTTTTTATCGTATTAGTATTTATAGGAAACATTTTAAGTATGAATAAATCACAACGAATTTATTTGAGCAGTGGTAATACTGGAAACGATAGTGAGGATAAATATATAAAAGTAAAACTTGAACAAGATGTTCAGACTCTCGAATTCATGTCTTTAAGGCTCGGTACTGCTGATGTGTATCAAAACTTTAATGCTGATTACGGTGTATTGGTTGGAAGAGTGATTGCTAATGGTGGAATCGGAGTACCTAATGCCAAAATAAGTATTTTTATTCCCCTAACCGATGACGATGCGTTAGATAAAGACATTTATAGTGTCTATCCCTATAAAACACCCAGAGATAAAAATAATGAAGGTAAACGATATAATCTGTTGCCACGTGTTTCCCAAAAAGACCCCACAACAGGTATTGTCACACCTAAACAAGCATTTGGTAGTTTTCCAATTAAAGAAGAGGTTGTGGGAAACCTACCATTTCTTAATATTTATAGAAAATATTATAAATATACAGCACTTACAAACACTGCGGGGGATTACATGATATTCGGTGTACCTGTTGGTACACAAACCATTCATTTGAGTTGTGATATTACCGATATTGGAAAATATAGTATGAACCCAGCCAGTATGGTAACAAATCTTGGATATTCACCAAACCTATTTACTGACAACAACACCAGAATAAAACCAAGTAATGATTTGAGTGATTTACCGAACATCGAAACCCAAGAAATAACTGTTGATGTTGTGCCATTTTGGGGTGATGTTGAGAATTTTGAAATCGGCATAACTCGTCAAGACTTTAGAATTCGTTCCGTACTCACTAACACATTCGTGCTTTTTGGGAGTGTATTTACTGACGGCAATAATGCCATGTGGAGTGCTCAGTATCTTAGTCAAGAAAGAATCAGCGAGTATTTCAGAGCCAGCCATCCTTCACAGGCATTGCATGGGGTCTCGAATAAACGAATTGGAGTAGTTACAGAGAAGATTTATTATTATCCAACAAATATTAGTACTTTTAAAATTATTAATGGTCAAGTCGCAAATGATGGGAGTGATATGATGCTTCTGGATAAAAGCGAATATTCTGTATATAAACGTGAAGGTGATTTCGTGGTTATTGTAAATTGTAACAGAGATAAAATAATTACCGATGAATTGGGAAACCCCGTACCTGTAGATAATGATAGTGTTGAGGGAATATTTACAAAATTTATTGGATTTATAACATTAGAACTCAGTCCAGATGTTGTTCCAATGAGTTTCAGCACAAATGTGGGTGAGGATGTTGATATTGTACCACTTAGATATAAACTAAAATTCCCACAATACGCTAATCGAAATGCAGGACTTCAGCCACCCAATGAATCAACAGGTGTTGATGTTGGTAATACTAATACATGGAGAAAACAACATAAGACTTTTGAGGGTGGAAAATATTATAGTGTTGCTAAGTTTCATGGAATTACTTTCAATAATTTTGATGGTAATGATAACCAGCAAAGTGAAAGCAATGGTTTCTTTGTTAAAGATACCCAGAATAATCTTACCTTAGACCGTAATAATAATGTCGGTATTTTAATAACAGAGACCGATGGGAATTACAATAATGGTAGTTATCATTTTCCAAGTAATGGTGTTCAGGGTTCGTTAGATGCATTTGGTGCTGCATGGTTAAATCTAACAGTTCATCTTCCACAAGTGGGATATAGTGTGGATGGGTGGGAAAAAATGGATTATGTAAGAACAGATGATAACTTCTCACATCAAAGAAGACCAGATAATTATAGATATTTAAATGGTTATTATGTTGGGGATAACATTCAAACAATTGCAGCAGGTCAATTTAATACCAAATGGTTTGCTCGTTCTGACGTGCATTGGACGGATATTATTGAAATTCCCATTACTGATATAATTCAAATGAAATCAATTGAAACTAAGGGATTCACTGATGGTGCTGCACCCGGATTAACTGGTATAGAATATCGTAATGGTGAGCATGTTCCCTCAAATTGGACAGTAACTGATGCAGCACCATTACTTGGTCAGAAGCGGGATGGTAACCCTATTAATAGTGATGATGAAACCAAATATTTTTATAAGGGTTGGGGTCCAGCCAATTGTGTTGAATATTTAGCACAACTCGGAATAATATAAAAAAACCCGCTCACTGAGCGGGTTTTTTTGTTAATTCAAAACAAAGGTATTTCCATTGTATCGAAGTTTCACCGTGTTCGGAGTGTCAGGTGTCAGAATTTCATAGGTTCTCCCAATAGCACCTGAGTTTGTAATTGGTTCGGTAAATGTAATTGTAGATGAAGTTAATTCAATTCCCTCATATTGCATGGGAAAAAGTTGTACCCCCGTTATTTCACCCAAATCCCTGAGTTCACTCAGAGTCACAACATTACCATCGATGGTAATGTTAAAACGAGGATACTCCACTGTATTACCGTTAGTGGATACCCATGAGAGGTTCACCCAATCAGGATATTGTTCTTCGAGTGTCTGGTCAGGAACAATCGGGTCGTCTTTGCAACAACTGGTGCTCATCAGAGCAACAGCAAACAGAATCGTCATTAAATAAGTTACTTTTTTCATAATTCAAATTTTTAGTTAAACATACTCATTATACGAAAATAAAGTGAGAATGTTACAAAAATCAGAAAAAATTTTGCAGGTATTTATGTTATATGGATAATAACGTGGAAATATTACTTGGTAATCAGAAGAACATTGACTCGATTAATGTTAATGGGTACAGTAAGATTGAATTAACCAATAACGTGTCAAAACTCACGGAATTCACAGTAAATGATGTCGTGAATAGTACTGAAGTTTTTGATGCGGAACGAGAAGCCAATCCCGTTTATAGAATCTATGGTAGAATCGAATGGATGTCATTACTGAATGGATTAAATGCAGAATATTCGGCACTGAAAGACTTTTTCGACCCATATACTGGAAACTCAAAAAGTATATTAAATTCATTCGACTTCTATCTCGTAGCACCATCTTCAGGACAATCATATATCAATATCTCAAACACGAACCACTATAAAAGAAGTTTTGAAGTAATTGCTGGTAAAGATGATTTTGAAATATATAATGCTGGTTTCAGTAATAATTTATATGGAGAACAAGTATATTCATTTAGTTTCAAATCTGATTTCAATGTCACTACACTTTTTGATAATTTTGGGTTTCCAGTAACTGAATTATTTATATATGCGCAATACAAATCATTACCAGCACCCGCACCAATAGAACAAATGTCATATACGACTTGGGCATCAAATGGTACTGAGAGTAAAGCAACGCTTAATAAAAAAGATTTGGAAGTCGGTGATATTGTTGAAACAAATAGCGGTGGTGATATTTATGATTTAGTCGAATATTTACCTACCGAATATTATCAAGCACAGATTAGTAGTCAAACATTTTACATCAGAACATATTATTATCAGGGTTATCAAAGATGGTTGGAATGGAGTTATAATCCATTCATTCCCCTTCAATTAAGATATTTTGATAGCACAGTTAACTATGCTCCACTAAGTGAAATTGTTGAATACAGCACAACACTCGATGTATTCGATGTCAATAATCCAACAGATAAAATTAACATAACTAAATCATCAAAACAAAGCCTGACAACAAGTCTACAAACAATCAACAAGTGGAATACCCAAAGCAGTCTTAATTATAGTTGGGTTGCAACAACAGGATATCTTGAATTTGATAATACAGGGACTTATAATATAACTTTTAAAACAAATATACGCTTATCTCAAGACACCGATAAATATATTGCAGAAACATACTTAGAAGAATTGGCTGGAACTGGTTGGGATACAATTCCAAATACAATAAGAAAATATCGGATAAATAGTCCAATACAGGGAACAAATATTGTCAGGGGATTTTATTCTGAGGATAGGATTAGAATAAGAACCCGATTAATTCCGAATCCCGATGAAAGAAAAGTTGAAAGAATACCTGATTACGCCTTGATGAATCTAACTGAAGGGAAATACATTTGGCGAGATATATTACCACAAGGATATATTGACCCATTAACTGGTGACGGAGTTGATTATCCGTTTTTCAACCAAAGAAGGTATTTATTCGAACCAATTGTGTTTGATGTTCCACCAAATCTAAATGAAGACCTAACATTAAAACATGATAACACACTTACTGTGTTTAATGAAATCTCATATTGGCAGAACGCAACAAATCTCGATAAAACACCAATTACTGAATTAGATAATATAGGAAAACCATGTCAATAATCAGAGAAAGGATAAAATTTAACAATCTTGATACAAATATTAAATTTGGGTTGGGTATTGGTAATCGCCTCAGTGGTTATCAACAAGAAATTGATAGTCTAACCGAAGAAACCAAAGTCGAATTAACAAATCCAATTATTGATAACGAAGTCAGGAGATTCCAATACGATTCAAATGATGCGGGTGTTACATATCTATGGTTCTATTTCAGTGCTGGTGGTAGTTCAGCATATAATAGTTTTACAAGCACTGGTGCGAGATTTCAGTTAAATGAAATTAATAACACAAACTCAGGAATACAGAATAGTTTTTTTATTATGGATTTTTACGACACATATGATAACTACACCCAAACAAAAATATTCACGATTTACAATACCCAGATATTAAAAGGTGAAAAAAGTGGTACTACACCTATACCAAAATATAAACTATTTAGTGACACAGTGAACCAATTTTATAACTGGTATGTGCCGAAATCATATATTGATGAACAGACTGGTTCAACGGTAACGGGTTACATTAAATTTAGTTTTTATAGTGCAAAATTTGGTGATATCACGTTATTCTTTAACAACGACAACGGTGGTCTCAAGACACCAGAAAGAATGTATTTTAAAGTCTTATTAAACCTCAACACAATGACATGGAAATTCGATTATAGCAGCACGAATTTTCCACCCAATGCAAAAGCATTTCAAGTACCATTTACAACCACATATTCTCAAAGAGTTAATGATACCGTTGAAAGTTTTGAAAATGAACAACAAAATCCTCCAGATGGAAATGTATTTGATTGGACAGACGGAAAATATGATGTGGTTTAACTAATGGCTAACCCAATTCTTGGCTTTCTGATAGTCTTAACGATTTCAAATTCCTTTTCGTCTCGAATGAAACCCAGAATTTTTAATGCGTATTTCGATACGAAGAAACGGTCACCATCAATATTTTCAATTGGATTTGATTCCGCAAAACCTTCAAAAAGAACTGGTAATGGACTTCCATTAATCCAAACATATTCTTGACGACTTGCGAAGTTCTTCAATACCTGTTCATCATATAGATTTACATCAACACGGTATTTTGTAAAAAGCGCAACTTCGTAAATCATATCGACATTCACAGGTTCTGGCATTTTGAACTGCAAATATATAATTTGTCCATTATCCAGTATCGGAACGTTCAGATACCTAAACTTACGAGGTTGAGGTACTCTGTATTTCGTACCAAGCCTTGTACCTGCCTGTTTATCAATACGTCTGACAGTAATATATGGGGTTGGTACGTTTTTATCGTTATCCATGAATTTCCAAGTTTTACTGAATTCACCCCAACGGTCATTATCAAGATAGAAAGTAGGGACTAATCTACCGTCAATTGTTAATTGCATGCCTTTAAGGTTAACATAATCAAAAAGTGCTTGGTCAAGGTCTTCGAGCAATATAGTTCTTGGAAGATATTTGGTATCAACATCTGTTGCAGCCATGAGTTCTGCGATTCTATCAAAACCGTATTCCAGATATTTAGTACCAATATCAGGTGGATTGACATCCAGTGTTAATTTTATTTTTTTTGGAAGCGACATGTAATCAATTTTTATATAAATACTCTTTGATTTTAAATATTTAATACTTACATTTGCTCAATTAATAACATGTTATGCTTGTAGAACGAAAAGAATATATTGAAAAAGAAACCAATTTGACATTTATTGAATCTATTTTCAAATCTGAGAACATACTAAGTACCACATATTTTCCTCATTCTCAAAGACTTTATATCTCATTTAGTCGGGGTGACACCTACTCGTATGAAAATATTAACCCTGAATTCTATCGGGAATTCGAAGCAGCCGAATCACATGGCAAGTTTTTTCATAAAAACATAAATAAAAAAACACAATACCCCCATAGAAGGGAATATAAACTCCTTCCATATGAGGTTGAGGGACTTAGAGAAGTTGTGGAGAATCATAAACCAGAAAATGATGATGAATCCTGAACAATATGAAAACCTAATTGCTTTACTTGAAGAAGCATTGAAATTCTATAGTAATAAAGAAAATTATTTGTTTTACACAAACAAAGATGCACCCATTGTATTAGATGAAGGTTCACAAGCCAGATTCGCACTATTAAAAGTTCAAGAAACTCTTGATGCCGACAAAAAATTACAGGAAGATTATAACAGGGTTATTAGTGAAACAATCGAAGCCATCGAAACCACACCAATTGACCTCACAAGTACAATAAATTCATTAAAGAATATAGGGAATGATTAATACTTTTAACGAATACCAAAAAGAAGCGGTTGCTCTCAAGATAAGTCTTAAGAAATTCCAGAAAATCTTCCCCGATGCTGATGACAGAATAATTAATTTAATGGCTGTTGTTTATGACGGTCTGGGTCTGGGAGAAGCAGGTGAAGTACAGGGAAAAATAAAGAAAATAATCAGGGATAATGGTGGTATTATAACAAATGAAGCCACCGAAGAAATAAAATCAGAACTCGGAGACACCTTGTGGTACATCACATCGATGTGCGAAAATCTGGGTATAACTTTAGCTGATGTTGCAACAGCCAACATCGACAAACTTCATGACCGCCAAAAGAGAGGTGTTTTGGGTGGAAGCGGAGATAATAGATAAAACTATGAAAAATAATAGCCATGAAAAACCAACAGCAGACGTAAAACTCTATGCAAGTCCAAAGAAAACGGGTATTGTCTTGATAAGTGATAACAAATTCTTTACAAGGGTATGGTTTTGGTTTTCAAATTCATTCAGATACGTTTTCACAGGACGTGTGAGATACTAAAATAACATTTATATTAAAACAATCGAGATTATGAAGGGTACAACTGGAATCAAGATGAGACAACAACGTGCAAAAGCAATGCTTGAAGCACAACTCAAACGTGGCACTAAGCCAGAAAAAATCAACAAAAAAACAACCAGTAATATGGTTGCACTCACCGATGCCGATAGAAAACGCATTCTGCAAGAAATCGACAATATTAATAATAAGAAGAGTAGTAAAGCATTTGTATAATAACAATGGCAGCACATATCTTTGATATTGATGGAACAATTGTTAATTATCACACAAGTGAATGGCTTGAGGGTGCTAAAGAGTTGTTAGTTGGTATTCATAATGCTGGACATCAAATAATATTCATTACGATGCGTGGTGAACATGATGAAGGTACAATATGGAGTATCGAAAATACAAAGAATACAATATTAAAAGACCTTGATGAATTAGGTGTGAAATACACTATCATTTTTGGTGTTCAATCACCAAGAATAGTTTATGATGATTCAGAACTGATTTTAAATAAAAGAAAAACAAATCAACCTTACAAATGAAAGAATATCTGGACGTATTACAAAAGATTCTTGACGAAGGTGTTGAGAAAGAAAGTGGTAGGGCAAATATGCCGAACACCATAGGAATTTCGAAAGCCGATATCAGTATGGATTTGTCTCAGGGGTTTCCATTACTTACTACAAAACGTATGTTTTGGAAAGGTGTCGTGTATGAACTCCTATGGTTTCTCAGGGGTGAAACCAACATCAAATACCTTGTTGATAATAATGTGAACATCTGGAATGGTGATGCATATCGTTGGTATTTGAAACACCATTTTATTTGTGCAAAGGAAGTTGACCCAATAACTATGGAAGAATTTGTTGAAATGATTAAATCAGTAAAATCATATGACGATTTGGCGACATATAACTTCGGAACATATCGTCTTGGTGACTTAGGTAAAGTTTATGGTCATCAATGGCGCAATCAAAATGGTGTTGACCAACTTCAGGAAATTATGGATGGTCTGAAGAAAAATCCTTACAGTCGTTATCACATTCTTGATGGTTGGAATAAAGCAGATTTTGTTGATATGGCACTTCCACCATGTCACTTATTATATCAATTCATTGTAAGACCCCTGAGTGCTGAAGACCGATGGGATTTGTTTCAAAACATTGAGTGGAACACCCCACTTAATATGAAAGATACCAGTGATGAAACCCTACATAGTGTTTGCGACCAACATAACATACCCCGATTCTATCTTGACCTTAATATGTATCAACGCAGTTGTGACACATTCTTGGGTGTACCTTTTAATATCGCCAGCATGTCGTTACTTCTAATGTTATTTGCAAATGCCAATAACATGATTGCAGGTGTTGCGAACTGGATTGGTGGTGATACGCACCTCTATGTAAGCCATTTGGATGCTGTTAGGGAGCAACTGAGTAGAACACCAACCAAACTTCCTACAATGAGCATTAATAGACGTGTGGATAGTCTTGGGGATATTTGTAATCTAACAATTCATGATTTTATCCTGAAAGACTATGAACCACAGGACAGTATTAAAGCAGAATTGTTCACAGGACTTAAAAAGAAATAAAATGGATGAAAAACTGAAAGACGTTAACTTAATTGACGAATTAGAAACCACTTTTGATGAAGTGAAGGAACAACTTATTAGAGATGAAAAACGTTATGGTAATACTTGGAAAGAACGGGGATTGGTCTTTACTGGACAATCACAAGAAGAACGATTTTTTCAAAAAATTTCGGATTACATGTACAATTTTCGAGAACTTGGTGTTCCAATAAATTGGTTGAAAGTATTAGGCGAAGCACATATTGCTTGGGTAAGAGAAAAGAAACTTAAATAAGTTGAATGTCGATATTGTACATAGTAATATTACTATTGGTGGTAATTGTAGGACTACTTGCAGTTGCACTATATCTATTTGCAAAAAAGTCAACATATTTATCTGATAAAGAAAAACAATTTATTGTCTTTGTTATCGACATATTCAAAGACTATGGTGATGATTTGGGTATCCAAACTAAGGAACAACATGAAAAACTCGTGGAAGAACTCGAAAAAATAAAAACCAAACACTTGAAAAATGACAAAACTTGAACAAATTCAGGAATGGTATCCTGACGAAGAACTTCTTTCTGCTGATGGATTTGAAGACAGCGTAATTGGTGTGACTTATGATAAGTCTGCTGGGGCATATAAATTAGTTTATTCCAGAAGTAAATGTATTGAAGTTCTGATTACCAGAGATAAAATGGGTAAAGAGGAAGCCGAAGAATATTTTGACTTCAATGTAGAAGGGGCATACATGGGAGAGAAAACACCCATATGGGTTGATGATTTAATGTTTTATTGTGAATAAAAAAAGCGGACATCAGATGTCCGCTTTCATGTCCGCTTAATAATCGTAATCGCCTTCATCACCGAAGGGTGTATATCCTTCACCACCACGGTCATATTCTGACGGGTCACGCATTTGTTGACCACTTAAATTATACCAAGTATTAGTTTTGGAGTCGAATAATTCTTCTGATTGACTTGGAGAATAATATTCCTTACTCAATTCAACACCATTCATTGTATATACAGTTTCTGTTCGCATACGACCAACTTGGTCTCTGGTGATATTGTTTTCCTGTGCGAATTTCTGGAATTGAGGTGTGGCAACAACATCATCAACGGTTTCAATATGATAACCTTCTTCCTCATCTATTGGGTCTGTTTGACCCAAAAATTCACCATCACGACTATAAACCAAATAACTTTTCATACGTTTGAAACTCTCACGGTCTTCATTCAAATTAATATCACCAATTCCAGTAGAACCATAAATTGGATTAAGTTTGTATGATTGTGCTGTTACAAATCCGCTTGATGCCTGTTTTCCTGTTGGCAAAACAATTCCCTTTTCAATCAGTTGTTTGGCAATTTCCTCATTTTCACTCCAAGATTTCAAGAAGAACTCATCTTTAGGTAAATCTGCTGATTCTGGAAGATTTGCTGACACCGTGGCGTAAGCTCCCTCTTCGGGTGACATCAACTGCACTGCCAATGCACCATTGTTATTATATTCATTAAAATCAAAATATAGAGTTTCCTCTTCGCCCCATAAATTTAATGTAAATGTCTTGGTTTTGCCCACACTTTCAGTTAATCTGAATTTCTTCTTATTAACAATATTCTGATTTACGTTAGGTTTAAAGTCAGAATTGACTTTTTTCATAACCTCAAATAATCTTTGTTTATTTCCCATTGTAGTATTTTTTATAAATTAAATCCCTTAGTTTCACTTAAAAACGGCACAACGTCTTCCTTCACAGGAACACCTACGATTTTCTTCCAATATGATTTGAATCCACCTATGGTTTTCTTGGTTTCGTCAGCAACGTTGTTAGCACTTTCAACTTCATAATATCTGTTCTTTTCACCACTCATATTGTATTCAATAATATCACCTCTATCAATTTCAATTTGTTTTTCTTGCAATTCCTTGAAGTAAACACCAAAACTAATATTACCACTGTCATCACGTGCAATACCACCAGCGTTTCCACCATAATATTCCTGTTTACCGTCATCAATGGTCACCATAACACTTATTGTCACTGGTGTCATAAACTTCTTATCCTTGGTCTTGGATTGTCCGTATAAACTATGTGATTTGGTTTCAAGTAGATTGATTTTATGAATAATAACTGTCTGTGCATTGTCGGTTTGTAAGAAATTTCTACCATACATCACATCTAAGTCAAATGACTTGTCCGTCATGAACATCCCCATTCTATTATCCTCAATATCAATTAATTGTTTTTTCTTTTTCATTAAATTTACATTAATTCATTATTTCATCACCTTTCAATTTAAAGATGTTGAAATCAAAATATTTTTCATCAGTAATTATTGGAAATAAAGACTGAAGATTCGAAAAATTACCAAATTTAATTACTCCAAAATCTTTAAGACGCTGTAATTCATCAGGTGTTAGTATTCCGAATTCATGGGTTAAATTACCAACACTTGCTGCCTCATTTTTTCTTACACTTCTCCACCCTTCTCCGATAATTTCTGTATTCAACATTAATTGGTTATGTAAAGATTTCCAATTAATATCGTGTGGTTTAAATGTCGCATCTAATTTACCCATAACTTCAAAAAGTCGTTGTTTATCATATTTTTTCATCTTAAATCGGTATAATTGGGAACATTGGTGGTTGATAACCACGTTCTTTGTTCACATTCTCTGCGATTTCTGCACGTTCTTTAGTTAATTCAACTTGACCCATTTTGTTTAATTGTTCAATTATTAGCTTTTCGGTGACTTCTTTCAAAGCAATGCCTTCATCAAGTAAATGACGGTAATCCATTGTTAATTGTTTCTCGGTTACACCAAGTTCACCACTATAAAAACCACGGATGCCACCAATTACCATTTTTACCTTGGCAATAAGGAAATTTCTGATTTGCTGATGTGCAACATCATTCATTCTGCTCCATTCTAATATTTTTGTTGGCGGGTCTGATGGCAATTTGACGATATCACTATTATCTTCTAAACACTGGTCTCTGTCTGCTCCAATTGTGTCGTAATACCAATACCATACTTTTCTACCACTATAATGTTTGCCCCATGTATTGGCAATTTCATGACGGTCATTAGGAACGGGATACAGGTGTAATATTTTTTCACCAGTCGCCAAACCCGTAATACGATATGTTAATATTGACTGCAACACTCTTTGTTTCATTCTTCGGTCTTGTGCCGACAACAGGGTTGAATATGTTGGTTGCACATATAATGCAGGGCGACCAAGATATGACATACCCATCATACCAGCACTCCATGCGTTTAATGCAAATGGGTCAACGAGTCCACCATCGATTAGTGGTGGGGTTTCCCAAAGCACCTCATTTACTTCCCTGCCAGCAGGTATTATATAATGTTGTGTATGGGCACTACAAATGATATAATCTCTTTTAAGTTCCCAACCAGTTGCTGCTGGAGCATTTGTACCCAGACCAACTTGACGACTATACGCATAGGTGAAACTTTCCATGTAGGAATTTGGTTTGGTTGTAAATGCTGCAAGGAAATCACCAGTTTCCTTATTCATACCTTCCAATCCAATCCATTGTTGATGAATTAACCATTGGTTAAGTAATGCTGAATAGTCTTCGATAACCATTTCTAAATAAGAATCCATCATCTCATCAATGATTTCGAATGGTCTCAGTGGATACCCCAACTCATGTTTGACTTTAAGGTATAACTTATTTTTATCTGCTACTGTTATTAATGCCATAATATTTTTCTTTTATGTCCTACTTTGAGCCTTCTCCCCAAAATAAACGTACTTAAAGTCTGCGGGTTTCAATAAATGATTACCAGCAGCAAGTTCATATACTCTACTAACAAACAATTTTCTTGTTGGAAATGGTTCTGAAGTACTTGTTCTTACTGGAAAAAATGGTTTAATTTCTTCGAAATCCGTCACAACTCTATAATTATTAGGGTCTTTTAACCCTTCCATTCCAGCATTTATATCATAAACAGCATATGTTGATTTACCAAAACCTTGTGGTAGGATTGTGAAGTAGTCACCCTTGGGACCCGACTCAACATACCTCATATCAGGATGTTTCACCAACGAAGTTTGTCTATTTGGGTCTGGTTGCCAATCAGGATTGAGTTTTTTCATTTTATCGGCATATAGTTGACCAAAACTAAAGGAATACCAACTGCTTTTAAATATGATTGCATGGTCAAGGTCTTCACTAAACATTGGGTTCTTTATTGCATTTTTACCTCTACCTTCCAGATTTTTATTGATGCTTACTGGATTCGTATAATAAGTAAAGGCAACAGTTCCTGCTTTTGGGTTTGTTGCGAGAAAATCGAAAAAGTCCTCAACTGTTGTTATCTGCTTGGCTTCACCAAGATAGTTTTTAATAATTTCATCAAGATTAATTTGTTTCGCAATCTCTTGAAGTCTTTCCTTAGTAAGTATCATGTTTTAATGTTTTCTATAAATACTAAAAAGTTTTTTTAAAAAATCGTTCCATTCTCAAAAGATTGTCATATATTTGTAGTTAACGACATAAACAACGAAATATGTATAGAATCGAATATAAAATCGACTTAAATGAACAGGGAAGACCTTGTATTGATTTGCCTGAAGACTACGAACAGCATCCAGAAGACCGTTTTTTTGCATTGGAAATCACCAGATACATGCTTCAGGACTTATTGAAACGCAGAAGTCCAGACTTAGACTCGCAAACCATTGGTGTAATGGATGATGCCGAAAGACTACTTGGTCAACTCGGTGATGAAGTCGCTGCAATTCTATATGATGGCATGAGAGTACAAGGTGAAATGAGAATGATTTTGGATTGTGCGTATCATATCCAAGTTAGTAGTGTTGAAGAACGTGATGCGCTGCCTGATAAAGACATAGTTTACGAAGACAAGATATATGATAGAATCGAGGGATTGAGAGTATATGTCCTACAACCACTTGAATTATATGATAAGAATCTATCTGGGGCATACGAATTAATTGATGGAATCACTAACGAACATTGGGTAAAAATATGATACATAGAATCGAATTTACAATAAGCATGGAAACCAATCTTCTTCATCAAGAAGAATATTTGAAATTACAAGAACAATTTTATTCAAAAATCATTGATGAAGAGATGCCAGCAATGACATTTGAAGAATTAAATAAAATTCTTGAATTAGATAAAAAGAAATTCCATACAACATCTATTAAATTTCCAGAAATGACCCGTGACGAGAATGATTACCCCAGAACAACAAAAATTGAAATTAAAGCATGAGTTTCAAACCAACTCCAGAACAAGACCGAATATTTTTATTCACGAAAAAAAGACCCGAAAATATTCTGATTAAGGCTTACGCAGGTGCTGGTAAAACGACAACGATTGTTGAAGCCGTGAAATTGTTACCTGTAGATAAGTCCATAATGTTTCTGGCATTCAATAAACACATTCAGGAAGAACTGAAAACAAAATTACCTGAACATGTCAGATGTTACACCACATATGGATTGGGTGTGTCTGCAATTAAGAGAAAATATGGTGACAGAATACAATTTGATGAGTTTAAAGCCGATAAAATCATATTGAAAAAGTCAAAATCGTGGGGTTTGACTGAAGAATTACGAGGTGAAGAAGAGATTTCAATATATCTTAATAATATGAAGAAACTCTGTAACTTATGTAGACTAACACTTACCACAAAACCAGAATTTATACCATATGTTGCGGAAAGATACGATATTCCACTTAGTAAACCCAAGGATGTTAAGCGTGCACTGAAGGTTTTGGACTTCATGACTACTGATAGGAAAACCTACGACTTCACCGATATGATTTTTTTACCCGCCATTGATAACAGTATTTGGTTTTTCCCACAAGACTACGTTTTTGTTGACGAAGTTCAAGATTTGAACCGTTGCCAAATCAGAATTATTGAGAAAGTATTGAAGAAGGACAAAGCAACAAAAAAACTTCAAGGTAGATTGATAAGTGTTGGTGATTTCTTTCAGGGAATCTATGGATTTAATGCTGCTGATGAAAAATCGTTTGCGTGGTTCGAAAAATTCCCGAATACCAAAATTCTACCGCTTTCCGTATCATTTAGATGTTCACAAGCCGTGATAAGAAAGGCACAGGAAATCGTGCCAGACATCAAAGCACTTCCAGATGCACCAGAAGGTAGTGTTAGGGATGGTAATGTGCTTGAAGAAGCGCAAAGCGGTGATTTTATCCTCTGTAGAACAACAATGCCACTGGTGAAACTGTTTTTCGAGTTCCTTACGCAGCGTAAGAAGGCAATTATTAAGGGTAGTGATATCGGTGTCCATCTCATAGAGTTAATCGGTAAAATCAATAATGTCCAGAAATTAATTAGTTTCTGGGAAGCCGAGTTATTTGCATTCAGAAAAGACTTGAAGAAACAAGGTGTCCTGAACCCCAATGACCATAGTGGATACACGGCACTTGAAGACAAAGTGATGACATTATTGTTTCTTGCCAGACTTTCAGACAGCATTCTGGACTTGAAGTATAAAATAAAATCGATATTCACTGATGAAATACAAGGAATTGTTCTGAGCACCGTACATAAAATCAAAGGTTTAGAAGCAGACCGAGTATTTATTATTAGACCAGACCTATTACCGATGCAATCAGTGAAACCTTGGCAACATATTCAGGAAAAGAATTTGGAGTATGTTGCGATAACTCGTGCTCGTTTAGAACTTATCTATGATAATAATTGGTGCGATGAAGAATAATTATTTCGACAATACATGAGCAAACTTTTTATATTTTTGATGTATTTATGTAAAAAGAAACATAATGGGATATATTTATTCATTAATTGACCCTCGTGATAATAAGGTAAAATATGTTGGTCAAACAAGATTTAAATTAGAAAAGAGATACAAAGAACATTTAAGAAATTCTAAATATCAGGCAACAAAAAACCATAATGTTTATTGTTGGATAAATGAGTTGGGTTTAAATGGTTTAACGCCAATAATTCAGAAAATTGAAGAAATTGATATTAAACAACTAAATAAAAGAGAAAAATATTGGATTTCAAAATATGGTGATGATTTAAAAAATATGACTGTTGGTGGTGATGGAATTAAATATGTTAATAAGAGAAAGTTTTCCGACACACACAGAAAGAGAATCGGTGATTCTTGTAGGGGTGATAAACATTACAATTATAATAAACCAGCAAAAAATATAAAATCAGTTTTAATGTTTGATGTGAATGGAGATTTCTTAGAAGAATTCTCATCAATTAAAATTGCATCAGAAAAAACAAAAATAAAATTATCTGGAATTAGTAATTGCTTAAATGGAAGAAGAAATTCGGCAGGTGAATATCTTTGGATTTTTAAAAATGAATTTACTGATGAATTTTTAAAAAAGAAAGTTTTGAATTCGAAAATCAATCCGACCAATAAAAGAAAAAGTATTAGTGTTTTAAAAATTAATATTGAAACAAATGAAATTGTTGAGGAATATCAATCATATAAAGAAGCAGCCAGAATGAATGGAACATCAGATGTTACCATAAAATATGTTTCTCTTAAAAGTAAAACACATATATTTAATAATCATAAATGGTTAATAAAATGAAAGTTAAGAAAAAAATAACGAAGAAACAATATTCAGACGTAAATCCATACGATTTGAATAGACTCGGAATGGGATTTAACCAACCATGTCCGAAATGTGGACTTGAAATAGATAGAAGAGCGAGTCCTTACGAACCAATCGGTTTTATAAAATATTGTAGATGTAAATAAGAAAAATATGGAATGGATAGTTAAAATAGAAGAAACAAAAGACCAGAAAGACCAGAGAATCAGAATAACATTCAATCCGATTCTGGAACTCATTCATTTCTTTGGTGAGTGTAAATTAAAGAATAACAATTGGACAGTCTTTAGTCAAGACAGTCATAAGATGGAAATTAGTTTGGAACAAATCCAAGAAAAAATGGAAGTCGTTGTTAAAGACATGAGACTAAGACTCAAGGAATATGAGAATCTCGATAAAGGATTTAGTGTTCTTAAATGGGTTGCTTTTGAGGAAGACGTTATTGATGATTAACAGCAAGTTCTGGGTCTACTGCTGGGTCTCCTGTGTGTGAAGTGGTACTATTTCCACCAAACCCACCACCACTGTTTTCAATTGTTGTACTAAGGTCTTCAAATCGTTTAGTGAGGTCAGTAATTGTGTTACTGTTGGCTTTAATTGCCTCATTCACTTTACCAAATTCCCCTGTAATATAAACTTGTTGTTGGTCGTATAGTTGTTTTTGGTATACCTCTACCTTTTCTGCTCTGGGTTGAAACACCAAAAAATAAAAACTAATAAATAGAGCCAAAATAGAACCCAGAGTTGCCAAGAAACTTTTAACTGTAAATACTATTTGTGTGTTTGCACCAATTGTCGGTATAATTGGCTGTGTTGGCTGTGTATTATCTCTTGGCATAGTCTTAGTTTTTTTAATTTTTAAATTCTCCGATATTTTAAATATTGTTTTTATTACCTTATTTACGAATCCTTGGTTCATATACTGATTTTTCCCATTTAATTTCAAATTCAACATCTGGTTTGATTGAATGATACGTATAAATCAGTGTTGGTATGGTACTTATTGAAGCCACAAAACCATCTGGAAACTGATGCAATAACATATCAACCCCACTGATAAAAATTCTTGTACGATATAACCAAGTACTCGTAGTATCTCCCTCGAAAATAGATTTACTCACCAAATATAATTCATAATGATAAAGTTTTTCAGGAACAACATTTTTTTGTTCTTTTATTGGTTTGATGTTGTTCGGAATGACTTCATCAAAATGTGTCGCAGGGTCAACCTTTTCAATCGTTGCAAATGCACTTATTGAAACAACATTTTGACCACTAACAACCTTAAATGTTCCAAAATCTCGATAAATGGTTTTACTATAAGCACTTGTCTGTCCATTTAAAAACAATACCATCGATAAGAGAATCAAAATAACGATAATTCTTAATACGATTCTTTTTGTTCGTCTTTTTAATTTCTTCATACTGTAAATAAATACTGGTTTAAAACAAAAAAGGGAAGCATGTGCTTCCCTTTTTTATCTTTGTCAATCAATTGATTACACTAAGTCACCAATTCCGAAAGTCTGAAGACCATCACAGTAGATTCTACCGTAATATCTGTTCAATACCATTTTCTTTGCATAACGAGTCATGATACCACGAATCGGAGTGAAATCGAATGGGTTGTACATTACAGGAGTTAACTGCATAGGCACGTAAGGAGCATAGATGTAACCTGTTTCCAAGATACTTGTTCCTTTATGACCAATAAGCACTGTGTTAGCAGGTGAATAAGGGTCACGATATACCAAGTAACGTCCACTTAAAGTACCGATTTTCTCAATACCCATGTTGTACTTATCCTGCTCTGGAGCAGCATTAGATACGTGGAAATACTCAAGGTCATCAAATACAGCAGATACTTCAGGAGATACAACTACCCAAGATGC